GCCATCTCCAAGCCCGAGCCCCTCACCATCGCCGTCGCCCTCTCCCAGCCCGAGCCCCTCACCGAGCCCGAGCCCTTCACCCTCGCCGTCGCCCTCACCGAGCCCGAGCCCATCGCCTTCGCCATCTCCTAGCCCGAGCCCCTCGCCGAGCCCGAGCCCATCGCCTTCGCCGTCGCCATCTCCAAGCCCGAGCCCCTCACCGAGCCCGAGCCCTTCACCGAGCCCGAGCCCTTCACCCTCGCCATCTCCTAGCCCGAGCCCCTCACCGAGCCCGAGCCCGAGCCCCTCACCGAGCCCGACGCCGACGCCTACCCCCACACCAAGCCCCACGGTGCGTCCTACGCCAACGCCGCGTCCGACACCGGGGGTTCGCATGCCCATGCCTCAAGCACAACAGGCTGCGGCATCCTTGGGTGTGCCTGCACTGGCTAACGTCTTCTACTATGGCAAGGAGTTTGGGTCGAAGAAGCAGCGGCTTACCAAGCAAGGCACCGTGGCAGACGAGGACTACAAACCTCTGAGCGTCACCAAGGCCGGTGCAGTGGGGGAAATGCTAGAGGAGCAAGAGATTGCCGCCCGTGAGAAAACGGAAGAAAATGCTCTCGATCAACTCTTTGCACAACAAGAACCCGGGGCGTCGTTGGACGACCTGCTAAACATCATCGGAAGGGGCTGACATGGCCGGTTACTACGACGAAATTACTGGTGAGTACATTGATACCGGCGATGTGGGTCAACTCCCCGGACCTCTGCCCGACAGCACTGGCACCGGTAATCTCCCCGGGTGGACTGTTGAAAACGGTGTATGGACCGACCCCTCTGGCACCTCCTATGATCTGAGTTACCTCAATAATTCTGGAATAACTCCTGGCATCATCAACAGCCTCAAGAATCTTTTTAGCGGCACCTCCCCCTTCGGTCCTGCCGGTGCATTCCTTGCAGCCGGAGGTATCGGAAAACTGCTGAACAATCTCATGGGCTCCGGGCCAACCGGCCCTGCCGGATACCGTGGTGGCATTCCTGAGTACGTTGCTACTCGCACTCAAACCCCGCTTGCACAGCAGCGCCCTGTCACATACGAGCCAATCACACCTAAGCCGGGTGAGTCAGCGGCAGCAGTAATGCGTCAGGTACCGTACCGCCCCGGCCAAGGCGGCATCACGTACTTCAACCCCATGCAGTACACCTATCAAGGCCGGGATCTGGCTGCACCGACTGCGACTACGGCCACCCCGACTACGCCGACTACGCCGACCACGCCGACTACACCTGAAGCAACAAAGCCATCTGGCGAACCCGTCGGGGACTATGTACCTATATCGCTTGTTCCTGAAACTCCAGACATGCTCTACGGCGGCAAGGGCAACTTTGAATTCCCCATAAACGCAGCAACTGGTGGCTTCATGCCCGGTGGCGGTATCGCCATGCTTGCCGGTGGTCGCTATCTCCGTGGCCCTGGTGATGGCGTGTCTGACAGCATCCCTGCTAAGTTTGAACGCTCGGGTCAACCCGCGCGGCTTGCTGATGGTGAGTTCGTGATTGACGCACGCACCGTATCTGAACTGGGTAACGGCTCCTCTGAGGCCGGTGCTCGAAAACTTTACGCCATGATGGATCGGGTGCATAAGGCCCGTAAGACCGCCAAGCGCGGCAAGCCCTCTGGTGCAGATAAATTCCTTCCCAAGTAAGGACTCACGATGAACACCGCTGTTTCAAGCAACCCCGTCACTACGGGTGCCCCTACCGCCACCAGTCCGCTTACGCCGGATCCTCTGGTGGGTAAGCCCACAGGCAAAGAGGAATCTCTTGCCAACTGGGCGGGTCCGTATGTCACCGGCATGTTGGGTAAAGCCCAGGCGCTGTCGGAGACTCCGTACCAGACTTATCAGGGGCCGCTCACCGCAGCAGCATCTCCGCTTCAGCAGCAGTACTTCCAAGGGCTCGGGAACATTGGCTTCCCAGGGCAACTCGGTCAGTCTTTCTCTGCCACAGGTGCACCGACTCTGCCGACAATGACGGCAACCGGACAGACTGTTTCCACGGCAGCGCAACCCACAGGCATTGCGGCTAACTACATGAACCCGTACCTGAGTGCGGTGTTGGCCCCGCAACTGTCGGAGTTGCAACGTCAGGCGCAGATTGCCCAGATGAATACCGGTTCTAAACTGTCGCAAGCCGGTGCATACGGCGGTTCGCGGCAAGCCATCATGAACGCAGAGTTGCAGCGTAACCTGCTTCAAGAGGCCAACAAGGCTATTGGCACCGGGTACTCCACGGCCTACGACAAGGCTATGCAGCAGTTCAACACTGAGCAAGAGCAGGCCAAGGGTATTGCCGGTATGTTGGCCGGTGCCGGTGCCGCACAGCGTGCGATTGAGCAAGAAGGTATCACCGCAGACCTTAACGAGTTCCTGCAACAGCGCGACTACCCGATGAAGCAGTTGCAGTTCCAACAGTCCATGCTCCAGGGCTTGCCTATCTCGGCGATCTCTCAGCAGTATCAGCAACCATCCGGCCTGTCTCAGTTCTACGGACAAGCGGCTGACGTATTGAGTCTACTCAAGCAGTTCGGTCTTGCCGGTGGGGCTACGCCCAAGTAAAGGTTCACTATGCAACAACTCAACCCCATGAACCCGGCGTTGGCCCAAGTGATTGGTGCCATGGACATGATCAGCCCCGTGACACCAGAAGGCACCCCCACGGTAGCCGCCCAAGTCATGAGTGCTGCGCAGCAGGCTGCGATGCCGCAGATGCCCAACGTGCAAGAGATTGCACAGGATGCCGGTATCGGTAACGCCGTGCAGATGGGAAATCAGCAGCGTCAGCAGCAAGAGATGATGCAAGCGTTGCAGCAGATGATGCAGCAGCGTCAGCAACAAGATAACGCCATGCGATTCGGCGTGGCCGCTGCACCCGGTGCTCAGACTGTTCGCATGGCCGAGGGTGGTATCGTGGGGTACGCCGAAGGTGATCTCACTTCAGAGCGACTTGCACGCATCGCGGCTGAAGAGGAAGAAGCGCGTCGTCGCGGCCTTGGACGCTTTGATCCAAAAACTCCCGAGGAGGCTCGTAGGCTGACGCAGGCTCGCGCCGAAGCCCAAGCCCGATTGAGCGCCGCTGCCCCTGCCCCCGCCGCTGCCGCTGCCGCCGAAGCCGCACCCGGTGCTCGGGGGATCATGCCTCTGGTGCGTAAGGTTGGGGGTCGCGTGCTTGGCCCCGCCGCTGCCCTGTACAGTGTGTATGACGCACTGAAAGATCCTGAGTCGCGTGCAGAAACGGAAGACTTCTTCCGTGGTGTGTTGGGTTTTGGTCCTGTGAACCGCCCGGGTGAGGATGCATCTGCTAAGGCTTTGCGGACCCCGGTTGGTGCTACACCTCCGGCAGAAACCATAGACAACATGGCGACTTACAGCAATGAAGGTCGCAACTACCCCGCCCCGGTGCAAGATCGCTTTGGCATCGCTGACTTAATGAAGGGTATGCAGGGTGAAGGTGCTGCCCCCGGTGCCGGTGGCCCTCGCATGCCTGTAGCCCCCACGGGCCCGCGCAAGTCGGATGAGTACGCCACGGGTATGCGGAACATCCTCGCCGGGTTTGAGACCGGTGGCATCAAGCCGCAAGACGTGATCACGGCATCTCGGGAGCGCGACGCTGCACTTGCACCGTACCTGCGTGAGATGGGAATTGATCCTCGCCAGTTTGAAAAAGATCTTGCTACGAGTGAAGAACGCCGCGCTCGCCGCCTCCAGGGTATTGAACAACTGGAAGGGCAATCCAAGGAAGCCCGTAGCGGTATCAACCGTCTGATTGAGTTGCTATCTGCCGGTGCAGGTCGCGTAGTCCCCGGTGCGCTTGGTCAGCAGAGTGTCAATATGATGCGGCGCGATCTGGCTGAGAACGAGCGGTTCATGAACGCCCGTGAGCGCGTGCAAGAGGCCGAAGATCAGATCCAGATGGCCGTGCGTGATAAGCGCCGCGCCGAGGTTATGGGCAACGTCAAGGACCGCGAGGCCGCACTGGAACGTGAGCAGACCGCACGCAACAAGAAGCGTGAGGCCGAACTCACCGTGGTTACTGAGTTGTTCAAGGCCGAGCGCAAGTCCGAGGAAGGCGTTTTGGATCGTCAGCATCAGGTGGCTATCGAGCAATTCCGCGCATCGGTGCAGCGTGGTGTCAACGAGGGGCTCAAGCGCGAACAGTTGCTGCGCAACATCCAGTCAGATCTGAACCGATACACCCGTGACTTTGAGCGGTTGTACCGCGACAAGGTGCGTGACTTAGGCATCATGGATCCGGCTAATCCCACCCCCGCACAGCGGCAGGCACTGGCTAAACTGGAGACTGAGCGCGATGTGGCGATCTCCCGGTTGGAGGCTGAAGCCGCAGAGGCGCGAGCCCGCGCTATGGGTGGCGGTGGTAGCGCCATTAAAGTAGAGCCCATCAAGTCTTCTAAGTAAGTACCGCTATGCCGCAATACCGGGTCACTCTGCGTGAGGACGCTATCCGTGCTGCGGCGCAGCAGCAAGCGGCCCAGGAGCGGTATCGCGGTTCGCTGTCACGCCTTGAGGAGTTACGGCGTCCGGTAGCAGCGCCGCCCGCTGCGCCGCCTGAGACTACTTTTGGCGGCAACGTCAAAGAATTCTTCAAGGGTCTGGCCCCCGGTGCAGTCGGCCTTGGTGAGACTGCTGCCACGGGCCTTGCGGCGTTGCTGCCCGAAGCCCAAGAACAGGCGGTGCGCGGTAAGGTGGGCGAGTTGGCCCAAGCCGCACGTGCGCCCTTGGCTGCGGAAGCCGGATATGAAGAGAGCGTAGGACGCAAACTTGGTGAGGCTCTGGGCTCCACCATCCCATTCTTTGCCCTGCGCGGTCGCACGGGTGTTGGTATTGGTACCGGTATCGGCGCGTCGGCAGGTGCAGGCGAAGCGCGTCAAGCAGCCGAAGCCGCAGGTGCCACGGAAGAACAACGTCGTCTGGCTACTCAGTTGGGTATCGGCCCCGGACTGTTTGATATTCTGGCCCCCAACATCGGCCCCATCAAGGGTATCCTGACCACGGCCTTGGTCCGTGGTGGTGTGGAAGGCGCGACGGAAGCCGCACAAAGAGTTGCTCAGAACCTGATCGCTCAAGGCGTATATAACCCTGAGCAGGAGATCTTTGTCGGGGCGGGTGAGGAAGGTGCATACGGCGCAGGTGCCGGTGCCCTTGCCAGTCTGCTGATCGACATGACTCTCGGACGGCGTGCACGTCAAGCCGGTGCGCAACCCCTTGCGCAACCCCCCGGTGCGCCCGAGGCACCCGTTGCTCCTACTGTTCCGACTGTTCCGACCTCGGGGCCAGTAACTCCACCGGTAACGATTCCGCCTTCCTTTGAGGCCCCACAAGGTGAGTTGTTTGCCCGTGATCTATCACTGGCTCGGCGCCAGCGGGCCGCTGAAGCGGAAGGTCGCCCCGCGTTTGAGTTAACCCCCCAGGAAGCCCCTGCCCCTGATACCCAGATGGAGTTGCCGTTTGGCGCTCCCCAGGCCGCACCGGCCCCCGGTCAGCGTGACCTCATTGACGAGTTGGAAGCCGCCCAGATCCGCGAGATGGTGGATCAGGATGAGACCCGTCAGATTGAGCAGATGTTGGCTGCGGATACGCAGCGAGAGGAAGCCGCCCGTGCACAGCAGGAGCGCCTGAAGTTTGAGTCTGACCTTGCCGAAACCGATGCACGTAGGCAGGAAGCCGAGCGCAAGAAGACTGAGGACTACCGCCTTGAGATCCTGCGCACCATCATCGCCGAGCCCTCGGTCAAGAACATCCAGGGTACGTTTGGTGATGCGCTGAAGGTTGCCGGATACACGGATACGAACTTCACGCCCCGTGAGCGGCAGATGATCGACCGGGCTAATGACGTACGTGCGGCACAGCCTGCGGGTCCAGAAGTAGAGCCCTCAGCCCCGGCAGAACTCGGCGCGATGGAAGCCGCTATCCCCGAGCGCCGTGAGACCCGTGAGCCACAGCAACTTGGCATTCCCGGTATTGGTAAGCGTGAGGTTCGTCCTGCGCAACCCCTTGCGCAACCCCTTGCGGCTACAGCGCAACCCCCCGGTGCACCCGGTGCGCAGATGGAAATGTTTGGACCCCGGGGTGGAGTACTCACCCCCGCACGAGGAGCACGCCGTGAAGATCTTAGAACTCAGCCTGTCGGATCTGGAACTAGCGTTGCGCCTGTCCAGCCAGTTGCGCCTGTTGGAGGACAGCAACCTGCCGTTGGAGATACCGGAGTCCCTGCAACACCTCAACCCGGGGGATTGGTACCTAGTGGAGGAGTTGCGCAGCCGACTGATGTTCGAACGGAGGCTGCACCTGCTCCAGTAGAGATTGCCGTTGCCGAGGCCCCTGCCCCTGCTGCTCCGCCCCCTGCCCCCGCTCCGGCTCCTGCCGCTGCCGCGCCTTCACCTGCGCCCGCTCCAGCACCGGCTCCCGCCGCACGCGCTAAGAAAGCAGTATCTCCGGCAACACAAACTACCCTTGACAAGGCACGTGAAGGTTACCTGCTTGCGGCCAAGGGCAACGCAGACAAGGCTCTGGACTATCTGGCGCACGACATGGCCTTTGCCATGTATCCCGAGAAGAACGTCGCCAAGGAACTCAACGCGATCACGCTCGATCTTGCAGCCGACAAGATCTCCAAGCCCAGGTTCTCCAAGCGTGGTGAGGTGTACGCACCCAACACCGGGGGCAAGTTCGCCGAAGCCTTCTTTGACTCTCTGAGCCTTGAAGAGTACAAGGTGCTCACGGCCAAGATGCGCAACATCTTCCAAGACTACATCGTCACGGAACAGCGCATGAACAACGCCGACATTAATGCGTCGGTGCGCAAGCAGGAAGAACTCAACCAGAACGATCTGACCAAGTACGGCCTGAACTTGGAGGCTCCGATCCTCGGCATGAAGATGCACCCGGCTATTCAGGATCGCCTCGCTGAAGGGGATCTGGCCGGTGCACTGCGCGTGATGTCTGGCCTGTCTGATGGCCGCATCGCCGCCGCTGCCGCCCGGGTGGCTGACTACATCCCCGGTACCAAGGTGGTGCTGTCGGGTGACGTGAAGAATGAAAGTGGTAAGCCCGTGGCCGGTCGATTCGATCCGGCGACGAACACCATCTACATGAACACGTCCATGGGTATGTCGGGACACACCCTGTTACACGAAGCAGTCCACGCCGTAACCTCACACGTTCTGGCGAACCCGTCCCACCCCATCACCAAGCAACTTACGGCGCTGTACAAGAACGCGGTGCCTTACCTCGACACGGCCTACGGTGCACGGTCTCTGGACGAGTTTGTTGCTGAAGCCTTCAGCAACCCCGACTTCCAGTTCAAGTTGTCTGGCATCCCGGCTGAGGGCAACACCACGGTCTTCCAACGGTTTGTCCGCGCTATCCAGAATCTTGTACGCAGGATGCTCGGCATGGATGCGCAGTCCATGGAATCCACCATGGATGCCACCGACCGTCTGGTCATGGAGATCATGTCACCTGCACCGGAGTTCCGTGGTGCGGGTAGTCTCTACGCCGCATCCGCTACGGGTAACGCTCGGGATCCTTTGGACATCTTCAGCAAGAACGCGATGACGGTGCCCACGCTGACTCAAGAGCGTGTCTATGCAGTCCGTGAATTCTTTGGCTCTAGTGCACCTGCTGTCGGTAAGAGTGCAGTCCGCTCCATCATGCCGCTCAATGCGATTGTGGATGTCGCCAAAGATCGCATCCCCGTGGCCGAGCAGATCGGTCGTCTGGTGGACGAGAAGGTCGGTGCGGAGAACAAGCGCAACCAGATGATCGAGCCGATCATCAAGCGCGTGTCCGACTGGGCTGCTGCTAACGAGTTTAAGGTTGATCCGCTTAACAAAGTCATCTACAACAGTACGTTGTATCAGGTTGACCCGGGCAAGCCCCGTTCCGATTACGTCGGGAAGGTGGACGACAGCGGCAACAAGTTGGACGCCATCTGGGATCAACTGCAACCTGCGTGGAAATCCCTCGGTGAGGATGGTCGTGGTGTGTACCGGCAGATGCGAGATACCTACGCTGCCCTACACAAAGATGTTGAGCGCGTGCTCTTCACCCGCATCGACGACGCGCTCAAGGATGATCCTGCTGCGGCTAAGAACGTCAAGGCAGAAATTTACAAGCGCCTGTTCGAGAGCGGCAAACTTGAGCCCTACTTCCCGCTGACCCGTGCAGGTCAGTACTGGCTGTCCTACACCGCTGATGGTGAGTTTTACGTCGAGGCGTTTGAGACCAACGCCATGCGTGAGGATGCCATCAAGTCCTTGCAGGGTGTACCCGGCGTAGACGGCAAGAGCATTCAGAAGTTTGCCAACATCTCGCAGATCAACTACCGCAACGTCCCGCCCACGTCTTTCGTCAACAACATCCTGCAAACCCTGGAGGCAAGCAAGAAGGGTGCAAGTGCGGAAGGTAAAGCTCGGGTCGATGAAACGATCTCGGAGGTGATGAACCTCTTCCTGAACACGCTGCCCGAAACATCCTTTGCCCAGTCGTTCCGGCGTCGTAAGGGCACCCTCGGCTTCAACCAAGACGCCATCCGTGCCCTGCGCAACAAGACCTACAACATGTCACGTCAACTGACGAACATCGAGTACGGTGCGAAGTTGGAGGCCGCACGCAAGGAGATGATGGAGCAGGTCAAGGCCAACGGTAGCCAAGAGCAAGACGTTGAGTACATGGAGGAGTTCAACAAGCGGATTGACTTCGCCATCAGCCCCAACATCCCGATGTGGTCACGGGCGCTCACGTCTGCGGGCTTTGCCATGACACTGGGCTTTAACGTGTCATCAGCCGTGGTGCAACTTGCACAGGTTCCTATCGTGGTGCTGCCTTACCTGGGTGGCCGTTACGGTTACGGCGCTTCGACCATGGCAATCGGTCGCGCCAATCGCATCTTCATGGGTAGTGGTGTGACCCGCGACGTGGAGATGTTGGTGCCCGTACGTGACGATAAGGGCAACGAGGTTGAGAAGTCAGTCAGCGTTATCGCTGCACCTTCTCTGGACAACTATGACTTCAGCGATCCCAAGAACGCTGACATCAAACACCTTGAGACCCTGGCACGCATCGCGGGCTCACGCGGACAACTCAACCGGTCCATGGCGTATGAAACGCTAGAGGCCAACGAGGGTGATTCCTTCTTCACCAAGGTCAACCGTGCCATGGGTTTGCCCATGCACATGACCGAACGCATGAACCGTCAGGTCTCTCTGATTGCTGCATACGAACTTGAATTGGGTCGCCTGAATAAGGCCGGTGAAAAGTTGGACGATGGTCGCCCCGCCAGTTCACTCAGTGCTGCTGAGAAGGAAGAGTACGCTGCTAACCAAGCGATCTACCTAACCGAACTGACCAACGGTGGCACCGCTGCGGCCTCGGCTCCTCGCATCTCTCAGAATGCTTGGGGCCGAATCGTCTTCATGTACAAGCGGTACGGCGCGTCCATGTACTACATGATGTACAAGTCGTTCCGCGATGCGATCAACAAAGAGAACGATCCCGAGGTGCGCAAGGCAGCACTCAAGCAACTCGCCGGGGTCCAGGCATCCGCTGCACTCTTTGCCGGTATCCAGGGCACAACCATGTACGGCATCGCCGCCGCGATGTTCGACATGTTCCGTGACGAGGACGAAGAAAAGTTTGACGCACTTGCGCGTAAGCAGATGTCGTCTTGGGCATACGGTGTCGGCTTGCCGCCTGACTTGTTCTACAGTGGTGCGCTCAACGCACTGACAGGTAGTGAGATTGCCAGTCGTATCAGTCTGCGCGATCTGTTGTTCCGCGAACCTCTGGTCAAGAACGAGAACAGTTGGATCATGTATCAACTGGAGCAGTTGGGTGGTCCGGTGCTCGGTGTAGCCGGTCGCGTGGAGCGCGGCATCAAGTTAATCAATGAAGGCTATACCCGTCGCGGCATTGAGCAGATGCTGCCCTCTGCGGTCTCCTCTTTGCTCAAGTCTGAGCGGTTTGCCCGTGAGGGTGCGCAGACCCTGCGAGGAGACCCGGTGGTGCAGGAGTTCGGCGGTGCCCAGATCGTGGGTCAGATGTTTGGCTTTACCCCGGCGAAGTACATCCGTGAGTTGGAGATCAACTCAGCGACCAAGGATATAGACCGTGCAGCGGGTGAGGAGCGCACCAAGTTGCTGCGCAATTACTACATCGCCAGACGCCATGGGGATGAGACTGAAGCCGATGCCATCATGAGGAAGATGGAGGACTTCAACAAGCGTCACCCCGGTGCACGCATCGACGCGGACACGGTTCGCAACTCCATGGCACAGCACATCAAGACCTCCAAGGAGATGGTCAGCGGGGTGCTCTACTCCAAACAGATGCGTGCTGAGTTGCTACGCAATCGCGCCGAGTACGAAGGCGACGTAGACGAAGAAGAATAAAAAACCCCGGGGGGTTAGCCCGGGGTGAACATCTTTCAAGGAGAGAGACCAACAAGCCCATCAGACTTGTTGGCGGGATACTATCACAGCACCCGCCAGAAGCGCACCCCCCACCGACCCTTTTCTATCCGGGGTCGGAACACTACGGACCAGTTGCGGCTATCTGTAATCTCCAACACCTGGCGAACAAGTTCTAGGGTGTTGACACACGGGACGAAGAAAGAAGTATTAGTCCCGATTTGGTCCCATAACACTTCGATCCTCACCCCGTCCGGGGCGATGTCGCCCTTACGTAGCCTGTTTTTCCATGAGCGCGGCGGTTGTCGCCATAGCGTTTTCGGTTTCATCGGTCATGAAACTTGAGCAGTCGATGGTCAGCACGTCCGCAGGGGGTAGGTTCATGTGGGTGCCACGGCTCAGGCGCATCTTCTCCTTCTTCAGGTTGGTCGGTGCGGCCTTGAGGGTGTCCACCAGACCCAGGTAGTTGAGTTGCTGCTTGACGCACCACTCCTTCAGGGGCTTGGGCAGCAGGTACAACTTCTTCACGTCGTACTCGTACCGAGCCACGAAGTTCATGCGAGGTACCGCCTCCGGGTGGATCAGGTGATCCAGACCTGTCTGCTGTTTCCGGGCGTCGTCCGTGCTCTTGATGCGCAGGATGTTGTTGTAGTTCTCAGCCAGATAGTCGGTCAGCAGGGAGTTGGACTCACTTGCCATCTCCTTGGACGCTTCCTTCGCCACCTTCAGCATCTCCACAGACCACCGAGCAATCGGTGCGATCTCCCAGTTGATGAGCCCCGCACGCTTGGCAAGCATCAGCCCCGCCAGGGTGCGAGACACCAAGACCGACCAGAACCGGTTCTCAGCAGTCAGCCCCGCAGCGGCGTCAATCTTGTTCTGATTGATCTTGGCCAGTTCCTTGGCGGCATCCAAGTTGTTGAGAAGGTACTGGATGTACGGCACCCCGGCGTGGCCGTAGTGCTGCTTGATGTTGGTGCTGAACTCGTCGGTCTCGCTCTTATCCTTGAAGTAAACCCGCAACACCTTGTGCTCAAGGATCCGCTGCGCCTCAGCCTCGGGCATGCGCTTGTACGTGCCGATACGCTCGACCAGACCGGCATTACCCGATGTCCCGAACATCGTCTTCCAGGGCTTGCCCCGAATGCGCTCCACGTTGCTCTTCCCAGACATGCGGTTGCGCTGCAAACCACTAGGAAGTTGATACGCCCAGTCCGACAACTCCGCTGGTTTGGTGTTGGTCATCTCATCCATATAGACGATGAGATCCTTGTAGACCTCAGCGCGATTCATCTTGGATGCGAATGTGTCCCGCTCCTGAAGCATCAGCAGATCCGGGTCGCCCCAGACTGATGCACCTGCCAACATCGCCGTGGTCTTACCCAGGCCCGAACCCTTGCTGTAGATATGGAATGCCGCCGCGTTGATCGGTTGGAAGTGCATCAGCGGTGCGCCGAACGACATCCCAAAGACAAACTGGTGCAACTCAAAGCCCGGACGGTTGAAGAACTCCATCGTCTGCTTCCACTCTTCGAACGTCCCCTTCGTATGGAAGTAGGGGAAGAACTGTGCGGTTGCAGTTGAGGGGGAGTTGATCTCGATCCGATCCTTGAAGATCTCCATGTTTCCAACAGCGAAGGATGTCCCGGCCTCGTCGGTCCACCCAAACTGCCTGCGTGCTTCAGTCGCCTCGGCGCGGTACTGAAGTTCACTGACCCATCTCATTGTGTAGTCCATTAGTTCAGCCACATTCAAAACAGTTACACCCTGCTGTGCAAGGTACTTTCTGAAGTCGTCCCTCGATCCCACTGCCGTCAGCGGTAGCGTGAACTCACGCACACCGTCCTTGGGCAGGTGCAGTCTCATGACGATGGCTTCACCCATATCCGGGTCGCGCAAGCGCCGCACCACGTACAGGTCGTTGTGGTACACCAACTTATCACGTGGCGCGTCATCATCACCCTCACCTTTCTGGTGAATGAAAATGCCGCCGTTCTTTCCACGGAAATAGGGCTGCGGGTACTTCGGTATCGTGAAGGTGATGGGCTTGGCATTCGGAATGTCGATGGGCTTTTGCACCACCACGTTGTCCGACTCCTCGGCCTCTAAGACCTCCCGACCCAGAGTAATTGGCGACTTGATCTTGCCCCAGTGCATGCAGTTGGGGCACACATCAGACCGATACTCATCGAACCGCTCACACAGGTACGGCCCCTTGATCAGGGCTGCTTTCTCCTCGGTCGCATTCGGCGTGTACTCCGGGTGCTTCTCTGAGATCTTATGGATTGCCCGACCACCATCCACGCAGAACTTGGCGATAGATAGTCCGGCACGCCACAGCGGCTCCGATACATTGGCTTGATTGGTGACGACCTCGTGCAGTTGGGCGCAGCCCTTACCTTCAGCGGTCTTGAGGATGATGGTCTTGAACCGACTGGTGTAACTGCCCGAGAGGGCTTGCATCACCGCATCCTGCTCCCGAGGGGTGAACTTCTTGACAGCGGTGAGTACCCCGTCTTCCCCTAGAAGTTCTTTGAACGCATCGAACACCACGGCTGCGCCGGGCGATCCGACAAGTGCTACGCCCTTCGGTATCTCGTCCTTGTGGTTGTGTGTTCCCGGCACCCGCAATACACGGGCTGCATCGGCAGGAACTGCCGGGTCGATAAAAAGGCTGTGTCTCTTGCACAGCCGCTTCAACTGCTCGGCTACAGGTAACCATGTTTCCCGTGAAACGGGTTCGGTCAACGGCCAGTACGCATGAACTCCACGCCCACTGTTAACCACGGTTGGCCGTGGCAACTGAAGTTGTTTGCAGAAACCACGCAGTGCACCCAGTGCATCGGCTTGCGTCGCATAGTCCTTACCGGCCCCGCAGTCGAGGTCGAGGAAGAAGGACCGCATCTGTTGGACGTTTGCCGTCTTGCGTGACCCTGCCTCGGTGAACGTGGCAAGAGCAAAGTAGGCATCGTATCCATCCGCATCCAGTTGGGTGGCTGCGCTTACTACAGCGTCGAGGTTGTCGTAGAACTTCTGTACTTTGCGCTCGTCACTGAGCCGCGCCGCATAGACACAGTAGTAGCCCCTGTCGCCAAGAATCGCCTCCAGAAATTGTTTTGTGTCCATGACCGCCAGAAGATGGAGAGTGAAAAAAGGGGGGACTAATCCCCCCTCGGACTATTTTGTTTAGTCGTCCCACTCGTCCACCACGGCGGACAGGTCTTGCTTCTCTTCGCTCACGGGAGCAGCAGACTTCTTGACCACCTTCTTGGGCTCGTCAATAACTTCCTCAGCCTCAACCTTCTCGGCCTTCACAGCCTTGGGGGCAGGTGCGGCTTCAGGCTTGGGTGCCGGGGTCGGCTTGGCTTCCAACTTCGGTGCAGGGATCACGCCGTCCAGTTGCGACACGTTCATGGAGATGGCGCGGATGGTGTCCTCGTGCTTCTGCATTTCCACGGCTACAGCCAACTCGTGCTCCTCCAGTTCACGCACCGGCTTGAACACCAACTTGGGCGTGGGGCTTGACGTATCAAACCGCATCTCGGTGATGATGCTGATGGCCGGAGTGTTGTATGCTTTGAGGTGGCGACCGTAGGCTTGCAAGGGCATCTTTTTGCCGTCTGCATCTCCGAACACGGAAGTAGCAGGCAGCGTGACCTGATACACCTCGCGCTTTTCCAGTTCGCCGTCGAGCATCACGGCGATGCGCTGTTGGAAGCGGCATGCGCGGGTCTCGCCTTGACCCGACCCCTTGATGTGCTGAGGGCAGTCCTTGCAGAACTGGGATTGACGTTGGTCAACGGGCACCGCCGAGTCAGGACGCTGCGTATCAGAAGACCAGCAGGTGGGTTTGGTAACTTCTCCTTCGGTGTAGGTACCGGCGAAGAACATACGGGACACGGGTGCGGCGTTGATCATCACCACGTTGATGGCACGCTCCTCAGAGACACGCACCTCCTTGCCACCTACGATCTCACGGAACACGCCGCCCTTGATGGAGATGCGACGGTTACCACCACCGGCACCACCTGCGATGGTCGAGGTCAGGTTGTCTTCCACACCACCCAGGATGGCGAGGGCTTTAGAGGGCTTACCGAAAAGGGTCATTGCGGTCATCTTTCTCTCCTTAGATGTCTTTGTCAGGGTTTGCGAAGTCCAGTTCAAGTTGGACGGGTTGGGTACTCAGTGCGGTCAATTCGGCCTCGGTCACCAGTGCGGGTTGCGGCTCTGCTGACGGGTTCTTGGTCAGGGATGCGAGGATCTCTGCGAGGTTGAACCGGTAAGTGTTACCGATCTTCACGTAGGTACTCCTCGGGATATGCCCCTGCCGCACCCAGGCTCGGACGGTGGACACGGACACGGTGAAGTGTTTTGCCACGTCTTCGATGGGAATCAGCGGCTCGGGCTTCTGCTCGGGCTGCATTGTTACTTTCTCCTTACGGTGATGGTGTACTCGCTGTCCACGTTCAGCCCCGGTGGCAGCAGGTCGGGGTGCTCTTCCAAGAATTGCTTCATGTTGGTCTGGTGGATCCGCTCATGCAGCAGTTCGGGAACCTTGTGCTCTACGATGAACTTGCGCATGGAGTCCCAGTCGCTCGTCCAGTAGTCGCGCTTGACGGTGCGGTAGAACAGCCCCTCGCCCGTGCGAACGCTGTCTACGTTGTGCGCTTTGCAGTGCTCCAGAAGGGCACCCTTGACGGTTGCCATCTTCTCCTTGAGCGCCTTCTCCTGGGCCTCGTATGCGTGGCGCATCTCGGTCAGGGTCGCATTCATCTTCAGGTACACCCGGACCAACTTCTCCACGGGTACCTTATCGGTTTCGTCGCTCACTGCACATTCTCCTTAGAGTAGATGTGGGAGATGCCGCGTTCCGCACTGTCATAGATCTTGTCCAGGTTACCCAGTAGCGAATCCTTGGGGATCCCAAACGCCACGGCGGTCTGGCTCAAGATGACGGACAGGGCAAGAAGGACTTCATCGAGTTCGGCCCCGCTTGCCTGGGCCGCTTGGTCAATGCCATCGCGGATGCCTTGAATAGTCATTTCAACGGGGGATAGCGGGGTGTCAAACAGCCCCTCGGGTCTTGGTTGTTCCATCATGGGTCTCTCCTGTTCTTGGTGATGGTGCCGTCACTATAGTGCGGTCTTGTGGATTATGCAAGCAAATCCTTGTAGAGGTCAACAATTTTTGTGTGAACGTCGATTTTATTATCTAGTAAGTTGTAAACGTGTCGTTCTACACCGGAGCCCGCAAGTTGAACGACTGTTGATGGGTGGCGTTGGCCGCTTCGGTGCACCCGGGCGTTGGCCTGTGCGTAGGTCTCCAGGCTGCTCGTGGGGCCCCACCACACGACCGTGTTCGCCGCCGTGAGCGTCACGCCGTGCGCGGCTGATTGCGGTTGAATCACCAGGACTCTTGGGTCACTGGTATCTTGGAATCTCTTGAAGATGTCCGTCCGCTTGGCTGCTGACACGTCGCCACTGATCACCTCGGTGGGGATCCCATCGGCGTTTAACTTCTGGGCCAGGATGTCGATGACGTGCTTGAACGGCACAAACACAAGCACCTTCTGGCTTGCCTCGTCAATGACTTCCTTGAGCACGGCGTACCGCTTGCTGATGTCGAACTCAAGCACCTCGCCCGTGTCGGAGTAGACGGCACCGCAGGAAATCTGAAGCAACTTGTTCATGTTCACGGCGGCGTTGACCGACGTGATCTCCTCGCCCCCTGCCTGCATCACCATCTTGTTCTTGAGCAGGTTGTAGTACTTCTCCTGCTGCTTGGTCAGTTCGATCTTGCGCTTGACGTAGGTCATCTCCGGCAGGTCCAGGCACTCGTCCTTGGTGTACCGGATGGCAGGTTGTAGGGCTTGGAAGACGATGTTCGTGGCCGTGTCCTTGGGTACCCACCGATAGTTGGATACCTTGAGCATCACCATGTCCTTGAAGGATGAGAAGTACCGGGGCACACCGTTGGGGTTGACCAACTTGGCGATGCCGTATGCATCCAGGGGTGACTGCGCAGCGGGGGTGCCCGTGAGCATCCACAGCCATGTGTCGGGCTTGAGCAGGGAGAGGAGCACCTTCCACCGCTTGGTCATGGCATTCTTGTAGGCGTTGGCTTCATCGACAACGATGAGGTCGAACCCACCGTTGGCGATCTCGTCCTGCACGATCTCCACCCCGTCATAGTTGATGATGACGTATTCGGAGTCGCCGTTGAGTACGGCCCTGCGCTTGTCGGCACTGCCGTATGCGATGTCCACCGAGCGGTGCAAGGCGAACTTGAACAGGTCTGCACGCCACGCGCTGTCCATGATGGACAGGGGACAAATCACCAGTACGCGCTTGATGCGGCCTTGCTTGAGCAGGTAGTCAGATGCCCAGATGACGCTGCCCGTCTTGCCCGTGCCTTGCTCGTTGAAGCAGAACGCACGGCGGTGCAGGGTGAGGAATGCAGCGGTGTCCTTCTGGTGGTCGAAGGGCTTGTGCTTCCCGGGCCAGTTGTAGTGCCCCAGGATGGGTGAGGGCACGTTCCTGATCTTGAGGTTCTTGAGGACTTGGGCCTCGTCCAGCCCCCACTTAACCAGCACTTGGTTATTGGGTAGTTCTTTGCTCTTAGGTATGACCGTAGTGACCCGTTGCGGATTGCGCAGGGTCAAGAGCAGTGCCTTGTTGTCGATGATGTCCAACTGATCTCACTCCAATGCGCCGCACCCTGGAAGCGGTCTTCCAGGGTGTTAGACGTTGGCGGTCAAGGGGAACAAGAGAGCCCTCAACCGGTTAGCCGTGCGCCGATCTCTTATCACGCACCGCGAGGGAGTAAGCCCGACCACCAACCAAGGCAATCTATCCCGCCACGCCCCCGGCGTCAAGCGGTCTTCTACTTCTTTTTTGCGTGCCCGTTGCGTGCACGGTTCTTGGACGGTGCCTCTAAGAAGTAACCGTCCTTGTTGCTACCGCCCTTGGCCAGAGCCACCTTGTGGGAGACATCCTTGCCGGTGCGGTCCACGCCCTTCTTGTCCAGTGTGCGCCGTGCACGCTGTCGCTCCATCCGGTCGGGGAGTTCACCCCGCTCCTGCTGTTGAGCGTACTCTTTCTTGTACGGCCTGGGCTTATTGACGTAGGGCATGGTCGCTACTCTTTGACTGGGGTGACCCCACGGGCATAGTCCAACGACTCGGCGTGCAGACGCATCTGGTCTGCCAACTTGTCGAACGCAGCGGCGTGGCGGCGTAGACTGCTCTGGGCGTCCTTGAACTTTTCGTAGTAGGCAAAACTGTGGTTGATGTGATGCCCCTCGACCCGGCAAACATCCTGCGCCACTGATGCCACGACCTTCATCGCGCACGGTGCACAGAACAGCAGATCATCTTTACCTTTGCCGTACGTGTGGTAGGTGACACCAACATCGTTGACGTGCATTTGTTTATCGCACACACGGCAGGTTGCGGGGCCGCGATAAAAAGTGTCGGGAGTTAGGCTCATTATCCATTCCTTCCATTGTGAGGGCATGACAATACTACACAGTGTTTACGGCACAGTCCACTGGGCTTGGGGTTCCACACGTTGGTCTTGTATGCCAACTTCATCCGGTCGTGGTCTCGGATCCATTTCTGCCAGAGCACGGGTGCCTGCTCCAGTGAGTAGTTAGCCTTTGGGAAGGCGTTGGCTATCACGAACAGCAGCCCTGCCTTGACACGTTTTACATCAGGGAAGTGCTTGAACACGCACAAGGCCATGAGTTCCAACTGCCCGGTGTCCGCGTACTTCGCACTCTTGCCGGTCTTGTAGTCCACCACCCGGGCCTCACCCGTTGCGGTGTTGATGATCAGCAGGTCGGCGATGCCACGGAACCAGACGTTCGGATCCCTGAACCCACACGGCTCAAGGTTCTCGGTCAGCCCCATCTCAAACTCACAGTACTTGTCACCGGGAATCTTCTTGAGGCTGTCGAGGGCGCCCTTCACAAACTTGAAGTGCTCAGGCAGTGGGGTGTCATCACGGACGTACTCCTCGGCTGCGGTGTGGAACCGCTTGCCGTACAGCAGGTGCTCGGCGTTGTCATCCTCCTTGAAGTCCCGTGCCACCCGCAGGTGGTAAAACTTCTTCGGGCACTGTTCGAACAACTTGATCGAAGAGAAAGACCATGCGGGGATGCTCACTTCCTATCTTCCTTCTCCATGACCTTCAGCGCGGCGTGCGCCTCCGCTGCCCACTTGATTGTCATCAGGGCTTGCTCACGGGCCTCGATGTAGTTCTTCTCAAGCACCGCATCGTGCAGCGCCTTCAGTGCCTTCTCAGCCATCATGGCCGGATAGGCGTAGTCAATCACTTCAGCAGTCGCCATAACTTTTTCCCATTCCAGATTCACAGTTGACGGGCAGACCCTCTGCCCACGCGGGTACCCATCGCATGCTCTCCTCGACATACTCCTGGGCACGTTTGGCTTCAGCCTCCGGCACCACACAGGCGATGGCGTCATGCACCGTCATCACCACGGGGTACTTCTTCTGAATGCGTAGCATCTGCTCGGCGATGATGCACCGGGCGATAGCCTGACAGACGTTCTCGATGACCTTGCCCCCGTAGATGCGGGTGCGGCCCTTGCGGGTCTGGTAGTGGAACTCCACGCCCTTCTCGCCTTCCGAGAACTTCAGGTCGTCGTAGCGCATCAGCAGTCCCGAGGGCAACTTGATCGCGTTGTCGTTGGGCAGGATTTGCAACACCCCCGGGCGGCCCAGTTGTGCGGCGTCACCCCGTGACATGTTGACCAGTACGTTCTGAGCCTGACGCCACAGCCTCACGATGGCGTCGTTTGTCCTGCGGTAGATGTCGATGATGCGGCGGCACTCATCCAAGTCCACCTCCACACCCATGGTCTTGAGTTGAATCTGAAACTTAGCAGCGCCCATGCCGTAGCCTGCACCAAGCACCGTGGTCTTGCCGATGAACCGCTCGGGCTTCTCGATCTCTTCCTCGGGCTTGCCGTAGATCGCAGCAGCCATCTTCTTGTAGACATCCTTACCCTGAGCGAATGCCTCGACCAGATCATCTTGTCCTGCCAACCACGCAAGCACACGGGCCTCGATCTGTGAGGAGTCGGCGTCGATGATGATGTGACCCTCGGGTGCAAGGATTGCCTTCTTCAACTTGCCTGCGTTGTCTCCACGGCTCGGCAGGTTTTGCAGGTTGATCTTGTCGTCACCTCCCCACCGTCCGGTGTGTGCGGCGTAGTACCGGATCGGGACAGGCAAGGTGCCACGCTTGGCGATGTCGATGAACCGCTGCGTCCTTGTTTCTTCCAGTGTGCTCTTAGTCCCCAGGCGAGCAGCCACCAAGGCTTGCACCCTGTCATCAGGATGTTCGGCCAGTGCAAGGAAGGCTTCATCGTTCTTGGCAAACGCCAGGGTTTCTTTACCCGTGGTCGGACTGGTCTTCGTAGGCGGCTCGACACCAAACGTCTTGAGCAACTCAGCAAACTTCTGATTGCTCATCAGATCTTCCTTCTCCACGCCGCACTCGGACAACAACTTCTCCTTGCGCATGCGGGTCTCGGCCAAGTGTTGCTCAAGACGCAACAGATCCAACTCCAACTTCGGCTCGATGAACATGCGTAGGGTCGTGTCGATGACACGCAACTCCTGCTTCGGGAACTGTCGCACCATGCGGTTGAACAACTTGTAGGTCAACTCCACGTCGTTGATGCAGTAGTCACCGTACCGTGAAAGTTCTTCGTCGGTGAAGTGCAAGCGGCGCTTGCCCAGGGCGTTCAAAACCTCCGTGCCTTTCTCGCCCAGGTTGTACCGCTCGGCGAGTGCCTTGAGGGAGCCACTGACCTCCACGCCATGTACAGCGCGGCCCATGCACAGAGTGTCAAGCCACACGCGAGGGCGAACACCAAACCGCCAGTTAAGGATAGCGCCGTCGAACATGGTGTTGTGCGCCAAGACCATGGCGTTGTCCCAGTTGAACGAACTCCTAAGCCAAGATCGCATGTCTTCATGAGTGCCACTCGCCCACTGGGTTTCGCCGTTGTCCACCTTCACGCCAACACCGATGACCTCAAACAAGTCACTGCGCACGTACTCCTCTGTCGTGATCTTGGATAGTGAGTAGTCGCGGTCGTAGTAGGTCTCAAAGTCAAGGGTGATCAGTTGCACGTGCTCTCTCCGTTTCGGTTTCAATCAACTTGTCGATGTAATGTCGAGCCTTCTTCAGGTCTTCTATTCCGTTCTTGTGTCGCCACCTGCTGAGGTACTTGACAGCATTGCCATCCAAGTAGCCAAGCCCCCAGTCGAGGATGACATCCCAGGTTTCGTATTTGAATTGTTTGTAGTGGTCACCCGCGACTTGCGTATCGTTTGCTCGTGACGGTGTGGGTTGTTGTGCAGGTCCAGCCGCAGGTCTTCCGGCGTCCCCACTGTCGTAAATCGAAACGCGCACGTCTGACATTCGTATCTCCTTCGCTTCAAGCCATTTGCGGTTCTTCGGGTTTCAAGGGCGTGGGCATTGCTGCCACATTCAGGGCACTGCATCTAATCAACTCCATGATCTTGATCTGCTTCTTCTTGGCGCGGTAGGCAATCTGACGTTCGGCCTGCGTCTTCTTCTGACGTGGCCTGTCCTTGCCCTCACCAAGTTTGTAGATTTTCGCTAGATCGCGGCCACGCACATCCTTCTCCCACCCGGCGATGTGGGCTGCACCTGCCCTGTGAAGTTCCCGTGTGTACTGGAGCACGGTCACGTAGTGCAGCCCTGTCATCTCGGCCAGTTCGGTGCAGGTGTACGTACCCTCAAGCAACAACTTAATCAGTTGCGCTTGCAGGATGGCGTTGATCTTGATCTGTCGTTTGCCCTTGGGGTTGGGCGGCTGTGTGTAGGTCATTGAGGTAGTCATTGATTTCTTTTGCGAGGCGGTCACCATCCTGACTGACTCGACCCTCGGTCGTCACGGTGTCCACGCGGCGTAGCAACGCATGACATTTCTTCAGTAGTTCGATGTGTCTCATTGCCGATCCTTTCGATCTCCAACCTTTTGCCAAACCATCTCGGCTTCTT